GATGACCCTAGACACCTGTTCCCATACATCAGAGATGGAATCAGGGACTGCCAACCTCGAATTGTTTTCCTCGAAAACGTTGGAGGAATCATCTCAGCTAAGACAGGGGACGGAGAATCAGTTCTCAAATATGTCCTCCGAGAGTTGGAAGGACTGGGTTACCGAGCAACGGCAGGAGTATTCTCAGCGGAAGAAGTCGGCGCACCTCATCAGAGAAAGCGAGTCTTCATCCTTGGGATGGCCAACAGCGAGGACATCGGACGCGGAGGGCGGACGCATCCAGACAGAGATGACAGACCAGGGCTTCAAGAGCAAGAGGCACAGGAGCAATCAAACATTCGGGGCGAAGCTAAGGGATGCAGTCGAGACTTACGAGGAGCGGAAGAAGTGGGCGACTCCTCAAGTGACGGATGTCAGGACAGATGTTCGGATGCCATCGGAGAGGAGCGCAAAAGCCAAGAAGGGTGGATGCAAGAACCTCAGAGAGGAAGTAATGCAACCGCAGAACTGGCCAACGGCATCAGCTCGGGACTGGAAGGACACGGCGGGGATGAGCACAGAGAGGGATGGCAAGGCACTGGGCAGAGTAGACCAGTTACCACGAGCAGTCTTCCATCAAGATGGCCTTCAAGACCGGGCGAGCACCAACACGAGTGGGAAGAGCCAAGAGTCGTGGCCGACACCAAGAGCCAACAAGGTTCATCCTCAGATAACGGAGGAGAACCGCGAGCATCTAGCCAATCGGAAGAAGTCCAACTTGGAGGAGGACATAGCGGGTCATTGCGGGAAAGCAACGGGCAAGCTGAATCCGAACTGGGTCGAGCATCTGATGGGACTACCCGTGGGGTGGACGCAACTACCAACCGAGTGGATCGACTCCGATTGCTAGGCAACGGTGTTGTCAATCAGACTGCCGCCAAGGCATTCGTAACTTTAATCCAAAGAGTAACCAATAAATAATATGAAGAAAAATGAATACGAAGAATTAGTCCAAGGCGGTAAAGATGTTTTTTATTCCGCCGTTGTAGTTTTCTGTTGCATCCTCGGAGTCGGGGGTTCAGTCTTACTAGCAACTCTAATCCATAAACTAACACAATGATGAACATAACTAAGGACAACGCATACGAAGTAGCGCAGGAACTTGAGCACCAAGCCAAGACATCTCCTGCTTTAGCCGACGAGATTGCCTCCGCAATTCAAGTCGTTGAACACAGTGAGTTACCACCAAGAAAGACCGAAGAAGTCTTTGATTACTTCGCTGACCAGGGTCTAACACACATCTGGCAAGCGGACATTGACGGCAGTATTAACACTTGTGAAATCCACAAGGAAGGATTCTTTGACCCGATAGTTTCAATGACCTGCGATGGCATTAGTGCGAAGTCCCTTCGTCAAGCAATCGAATACGTGATGGACCAGGAGGAACTATAATGGCGCACTTCTATAACTGCACTGACGTATCCGATCCTGAGTTCGAGGGTGACATAACTACCCCCGCTCAGGCTAAGAAGAAAACAAAAGTCTACCCATCCGTTACTACTGTCCTCGGCATCGTCAAGGATGCCTTCTTGGATAGTATCTACAAACCCAAGATGATTACATCCCTGGCCCGACAGTTCCCGCACCTCGCGTGGCAGGACATCGAGCGTCTAACATACGGAACGAGGGAGCACCCTATTACTGGTGACACCATTGAGTCCTCGGAGTTCGGCACCACTGTTCACAAGGTCATTGAGGAGCACGTTGATTACAACTTCCTTTACTCAGACCAACAGCCCGAGGCTAGTGTCTGGGACGAGTGGGCTACACCATTCGTCGAATGGATTCACGCTGAAGGCGTTAAGCCAATCGCTTGTGAGAAGATCGTAGCAAGTAACCGAATCAAGATCGCCGGTAGCGTGGACTTCATCGGTCACGATTCCGATGGTCAGCTATTCTTAGCGGACTACAAGTGCAGGACTAACACCAAGGGCAAGGCTAAGACTTACCCAAAGGACTGCCAACAGTTAGCCATTGAATCATTTATGTTGATGAAGGAGCACGGGCTGGATTACTTACCAGCCTGTCGTTCCGTTGTGATTGATTGCGATACCAAGAAGCATCATCACAAGGACTGGAAGGAAAGCGATATGCAGAAGGGAATAAAGGTAGCGAAGAAGTGCGCTGAACTTTACTGGCTGCTCCGTATGAAATGAATCAATACGAGATTAAATACACAATGAACGGTATGCCTGATGGCTACGTAGGAAGAACTTCTAAGTGGGCTAATGATGAGAAGTCAGCATTGAAACATATACTAAAAAAAGTTCCCGACAAAAAAGGATTCTGCGTATTCAAGCGCGGTGCGACCGGGCAAATACTATCAATCAAACAACAAGAATTAGAATGAACGACATCAATTCAATAACAAGCACACTCGATTTGTTGGAAGCACATCACAACGATAAGGACTTCGATGAAATGATTTCTCGAAACAAGTTCCTCCGTGAGTGCAAGGCCAAAGGCTTTGATCGAATGAAACGCTTGGGTTTAATTAGCAATGACAATACAACCAGGCGAGGCATACGATTTACCGATGAACAAAAGAAGGAGTTCGCAAGCAGAGCTTATCAGTTAAGAAATGAGGGCTTGACATACAAAGAAATACAGGCAGAACTCGGTGGCTTATCCGAAAAAAGTATCAGAGAATGGATGAAAAAATATGACGTATCTTCCTCAAAATAAAATCAAAGAATTCAGGGAGAAGCACAAGCCCCTGTGCTGTCCTATCCTGGCCTCAAAGAAAGACGATTGGGTTCTTGACCACGACCACCAGACCGGGTTGGTTCGCGGTGTTATATCCAGACAAGCAAACAGCTTACTTGGCAAGGTGGAGAACTTCTATCTGAGAATGTGCAAGGGTGACAAGGAACATTTGCCTGGTGTCCTCGACGCTATGGCTGCTTACCTCGAACAAGAAACCTTGGATGTCCTTCACCCCGTTGGACTTATACAACTTACAAAAAAATTTAAAAATTCATTGACAGCCGCCGAACAGGTTGTTGAATTAAGAGTTCTAGGAGCGACCAAGAAAGAACTTGAGTCCTGCTCCAATGAAAAAGAACGATGCAAACTGTATCGTGAACTAACCAAAAACTATTATGACCAAAGATAATACAGTAAAGATAATGCAGTCCATCCAGTCCGAGCTAAAGGCTCCGAAGGGACAGACTAATAAGTTCGGTGGTTACTCCTACAGGTCCGCCGAAGATATACTAGAGGCCGTTAAGCCTTTATTGAATAAATACAATTGCTTCCTAACAGTCAGCGATGAAATCGTTGAGGTCGGTGGCAGAGTATACGTTAAAGCAACAGCGACTGTTCACGAGTCGCACTCCGATCCTATCGCATTAACAACAGCCTTCGCTCGTGAGGCTGAAGTAAAGAAGGGTATGGACGATGCTCAGATTACTGGCTCCGCTAGTTCCTATGCTCGTAAGTATGCCCTCAATGGACTCTTTGCTATCGACGATACCAAGGATGCGGATGCAACAAACACTCACGGCAAGAGCAAATCTCTACCAGTTGTTACAACAACTGAATTCTAACCAACCAATAATAACTATGGCTGAATACGATAACACCAACACCGGGACATTCTTCGTGAATGACCGTAAAGAAAAACCCAATCAACCTGATTACAACGGGAAGATTGACGTAGAGGGTAAGACCTACTACCTCAAAGGATGGAAGAAGGTCGCTAAAAGCGGTCTGTCTTTTATGTCACTAGCAGTTAACCCCGCTGACGCACCAGCAAAAGCTACTTCAAATGCTCCAGCTGCGGCAACTGTGCCAGCGAGTGATGACTCACCCTTCTAAGGATGGCTAACTTGGACACCTTATGCGATAAGGTTTGGTGGGATAAGTTTCGTCAGGAGGAAATTGATTCCATCCTGGCGATGACCGCCAACAAGAACTCGGATTACACGGGTGGCAAGACTTGCGATAATCCCTTCGCTAACTTTGACGCTTCTACTGAGTTCGGTGTTCACCCCCTTACAGGTATCTGCATCCGTATGCAGGACAAATTCCAGAGAGCTAAGGCTTTCTGTTCAGATGGGTCGCTAAAAGTTACCACCAAAGGCGATCAATCCAAGGACATTTTTCGTGACCTGATTGGCTACTCATTGATAGCCATAGGGATGCTCGAAAGAGAAGAAAAGAAGTAAGTCCTTGTGCTAGAATGCTTGGCTCTCCGCAAACCGGCGGGGGGTTCAAGTGTTCTTAACTTCACAAATATACTAACAAAAAATGACAAAAATTATAGAAGCCGCAGAGGTATCCCTCAACATTCACAACGAGATTGATGCCCTGAAATTACCTAAAGAAATAAGAATAAAGCACAACGCTTTGGGTCAATTGCTTCGCTCTCTTTTGTCCACAGTTGAGAATGAATCAAGACGAATTGGAACTACTGGTCCATCAGCAACCACATAATGCTGAGGCGGAGGAAGGATTAATTGCATCTTGCTTACTCGAAGAGGATACATCAGTCTACGATTCCGTTACTCAAATCGTCCAGTCGGGCGATTTTTATTTGCAGAGATGCCAATTACTATTTGAAACAATCGGAGCACTAGCACTTCAAGGCAAGCCCTTGAATGACGTGTCCGTTCTTGAGCACCTGAAGACCCTCAGGGGGGTTGATGAGGTCGGCGGGATAGCCGGGCTACTTGCCATAACGGACAAGGCTTCTACGCCCGCTCAGGCTTCATACTTTGCGCATATAGTGGCAGAAAAATCAAAGCTCCGTGAGCTTATGCGTTCGTGCCGACTGGCCGTCGAAGAAGTTGAGTCCGAGACAAGGAGCTACGACGAGATTCGTTCCGAGCTGGAGAACACCCTGCTGTCTAGACCACTGGCCAGCCAATCCAAAGTAAAGATAGGCGAATCCGCCAAGGAATTACTTGAGGATATAAAGAAGATGCAGTCCGGCGAATACGAACCCGACGTAGTAAAGACTCATACTAATAAGTTCGATGATTACTTAGGCAATCGAGGCATCGCCGCTGGTGAGGTTATGACCATCGCTGCTCCCACATCCTGTGGTAAGTCCGCCCTGGCCCTATACATTGCACTACAGGCAGTCAAGAAGGACGGTCATCACTGCGGTATCTTCTCACTGGAGATGCCACAGAAGCAACTGACAAAGCGTTTGACCCAAGTAATATCTGGAGTCAACATTCGTAACGTGGAGGACAACGTAGCCACGGATAAGCAAATGGCTAGAGTAACCGAGACTGTTAATCAGCTCGCGGAGTTACCCATATATACATCTCACGCGGTCAAGAGTGCCGATGATCTTTGTAGTCAAACCAGGCAGTTCGTTAACAAATACGGAGTAAAGTTACTCGTGATTGATTACTTACAACTCATCCCCTTTTCTTCTAGGATGAGTAAGGCTGAAGGTATAGCCGACATCTCTCACAAGATAAAGCAGATGGCTATTGATTTAAATATAGCCGTTATATTACTCGCTCAGGTGAACCGAGAGGGAGCCAAGAACGGTAGGCTCAAGCTGTATGACCTCAAGGATTCCGGGGACATTGAGAACGATGCTGACATCGTGCTTCTAATGTATCCAACCGATGGGGACTTTGAATCCTCCAAGGAAATTGATGACAAAGGACCTTATACAAAAATGTATTACGAGATAGCCAAGAACCGAGAAGGGCAGCGGGACATTGGTGGTTTATTAAAATTCTATCACTGCCTAGGGAGATTTACATAATGTCGAATAAAGGAGCAGATCGAAGACCATCAAAACATTTTCAAAGTATCTCTAAAAATCTTAGAGAAATTATGAACATCACACCTAAGTCATTTATGGAATTACTGAATGATAAATACAATTGCTCGGTGTCAGTCCAGATCAGGGAATCCTCGAAGCTAGGTAAGGCTATCAGAAGAGAGCTCTGCGAATACCACAATATCGGAAACATAACCGGCTGGGGTATAAATAAGAACGGATGGAAGCATTCAAAGAGAGCGAAGGGAATGCACCTATGACAGAAGCACAAGTAGCGGAGCAGATAATGATAGCCTTCACGGGCATCAGTAAACTAATCAAGGCTGAGGATCAGTTCAGTTCCTTTGATTACGAGAACGAAAACTACTTGTTTGAAATCAAGTCCAGGCGCAAGGCCTACGATCCTTGGATCATTGAAGAGTTAAAGCTGGACACCAACGTAGGACTAGCGGAGTCCGTAAAGAAGGACTTCATATACGTGAACGAGTTCGAGGGTTACCTTTATATTTGGAATATTTCTAAATTGATTAGGCAGGACTACGACTTCAGGTTTCACAGCAGGAAGATGCCTTGGCAGACTGACTTCGATAGAACCCAGACAGTCAACAAAATGACTGGATACCTATACAACAAGGACGCAACGATCGTTGATACTAAAGCGATAAACGGTTGACAATTTAATTGTCAATGTATTCATTTCTAAAAACAAATACATATTTACTTTATGCCAATACCTAAAGAAAACATCGAAAGGATTCAAACGCAAATAGAAATGATTCGTCACGAATCCAGGACCCTATCCTACAGGATAGAGAGAATGGAGGAGCAACGAAAACTATTGCAGGACGAGAAGCGAAAGCTCAAGGAGTTCCTTGAATCCGGTGATGTATAATGATTGAAAGAGGCAAGCCCAAGGAGTAATCCCGGCGGGTGGTTGTTAGTAGTTCCACCTTCTTTACGCCTCGTTCATAGTTAGCCTCATCCCCTCATTGGTTGCGGGGGATGGGGCTTTTTTATAGCCCCTGCTGTAGCTTGACTATGGTTATGATGTCATTGACATCAGCCGTCTTAATTTTACCGAGTGCGGCTTCCTGCTCAAGCATCTTGAACCCAAGTTCACGTGGTAACTTCTTGAAGTTCTCTACGTAACCTTCAATTCTTTTCAACCTTGGTCCAGAGATGGATGAAGATATACGCATATCGGGAACCTTACCCTGCATAACCATATCCTTTAAGAACTTGGAGAAATTTTGAGGAAGCGTCTTGTATATATCCTCATCAGTCTGTTCCAGTATCCTCAAGTTATTAACGTGCTTGATTGTTTCAGCTACGTTCTGACGGTAGTTCTCGTTGTATTCAGCGTATGCCTGACCCGCTTCACTTGGACTCTTGGAACGACTGAGGGAGCCTGAGTAACCCGCTCGGATTCCCCTGAAGTTGTCATTGATTGGATTGAATCTATACGATGCTCCACCTAGATATGTAGTATTGAACTTTCTTTCTCCAGTCAGATACCTAGCTCCCATTTCACCTGAGGTTCTTTCGTCCCACTTTTTTATGTCACTGACGAATCCGGGGTTGAAGCCCTGCTTGGCGTAGAAGGTTCCTTGGTCAATAATCCTATCGAGCCTATTGACGCTAGTGGATATCTTGCGACCAGTGTTTGGATTGTAGTCCTGCAAGGTATTGATTATATTCTTGGCATTCATTGTTCCCGAGCCGAAGAACTTATCCGTGAAGGATTGGAATACAGCAGAAGCGGCATCGGAGTAACTACCAGTTCCCATTCCCGCCTGAAACATCGAGGTCAGTTCAGCCGCTGGCATTCTGTAGCCCATATTGATTAAGCCAATCTTGCCGTCACCCTGGTCCTCTACTAGGAGTGCACTACTCTCATCCCAAGATGGAGCGGCAGTTTCCTTAATGGCCCGAACCTTCTCATCGTCGAAACCATTTAACTTATTGAATGCGGCTATGCCTGCTGTGGCGGCACCGAGTGCGCCCGACAGAGCGACGATTCTCTTTGAGCCCTCGAATGCGGCAGCACGTTGGTTCACGGTCACGCCGTATTCATCCTTCATCCTCTTAGCAAACGAGCCATCTACCATAGACTTGGCTAACCTAGCTTGGTTGAATGTAGTCCTAGTTAACTCAAGGTTAAAGGACACGAACTCGTTAAGCACACCGACCCTGGACAGGTATCGAAGTGAAGGAGATATCCTATCGTAGTTCTGGTAGGTTGAATTAGTTAACTCCGCGGCAAGCTCGTCAATCCTACTTTGAGCTAGTTCTTTTTTTGCCTTGGGTGTCAGCTTATTAAGGTCAGCCTCCTTCATTCCCTTGCGGATAATGTCTTGCTCAAGATTGGGAATCAGCGTTCTTAACTGCTTTTGGTAGTTCTCGAATACGGTAATGCGATTAGCTGTATCAATGGCACTATAAAATTTGCCAAGTTTCTTCATCCCGAAGTCAGCCCCCTTGCCCAGCTTTCCCGGTAAAAGCCTGTATCCCTTGTTGAAGGCATTACGGATATCGCTAGAGAATATCTCCTTGTCAACTAGACCTAGGCTCTTGTATCTCTGTATGTCTTTTAGGGTTAATCCTTTGCCAAAGACTTCGTTAGCAGCTACCCGCAACCCTTTACCAGCACCACGAAATGGGTTCATTCCCTGGCCTAGTATCATAAAGGCATTACCTACTAGCTGAGGTGAGTAAGCGGCTGGTGCCAGCGGAACCTTTACGAACTTGGTCAAGCCAGTAGTAGAGCTAAGTATTTTAGTAAAAACATTTTCAACCAGTAAGTTAGTATCCTGTGGGACTCCAGTAGCATAGAGTTGATCGATGGATTTATTGACCTCATCCAGAACATATAACTTCTCCCTAGGCGCACCTGGAACCAAGGCTCTTTTGATTTCTTCGTTGTTGATTACAAGAGGAGTGTATTGACCGTCCATACCAGCTGGTATTTGATTGGCCCGTATAGCTGCGCCGGACCTCTGAAGGTTATCAGAAATTCTTAATGCGGCCTCCTGCTGTGCGACCAATCTTCCGAGCCTAGATATAGTGCCGAAGACCTTTTCACCAGGGGTGTCGAACTCACCAAGGTATTCTTTCATTTCCTTGTCCAGAACTTTTCGTTGCTTGAACAGTCTGTTGTTTTCGGCAATGACGTTCATTCCCCTCTTCGCACTTACTCTTTTATCAATAAGTTTACGACTATCATCTAGCTTTCTGACTATCTTCAGAGCGTCCTCTTGAGGGGTTTTGGAACCATCCTTCTTCAATGCCTTGGCAAAAGAATTAACTAAATTGTTTCTGGATTCCTGAGAGGGAACGTAGTTAGCATCCTCGTAGAATCTGTATTCCTTAGTAAGGTAACTTCCCTTGTTTAGATTCTTCTCAATAGTTTTAATAAGAGCATCGCCCTCGTCCCCCAAGTCCAGGACTCCCTTTTTATTTAACTCAATTATTTTACTAGAAAATCCGTCAATGATTTCTCTGGATTCATTGATAGTATCCTGAGAGGCTCTTGCCGCCTCGGGTAATACCTTGGATTCACCGACCATATATTTATCAACAGCAACCTGGTCAGCCTTGTTTAGTTTCTTATAGACACCATCCAGTTGCTCTCTAGCTCGCCCGGCAAGTTCCTTCGCTGTCCCTATTTCATTCACTGCCCTGCGGACATCTTCGGCTGATCGGTTGCCTATTACCTTTGATGGCAGGATGTATTGATTAACACTATTCAGCATTCGGTTTACTCGACCAGCGGGGTTACCTCCAGTGATAGCATCCACAACACTGACAGCATCCACGTCACCCTTGTTATAAAGGGAATCAATTTCATCTGTGCTCTTGTTCAACAGCTTGCTGTAGGACTTGTTAAGAGCCGCACCTGCTGCACCTAGACCAATGCCTAGACCTGCGCCCGTCCCTGCCGCCGCGATTAGTTCGTCAAGTGTAAGCATCTCGCCCTCCTCGATTCCCTTCTCTATAGCCATTGCTGCAGTAGAAATACCAGCACCCTGCGCTCCTCTAGTAAGGGTAGCCTTGGCAACTCTAGGTAATAACTTCGCGCCCTTGCTTACTTTACCTGCGCCAAATGGAAGCACGTTGAGGAGTGTATCAGCAGTTACTCGACCCCACGATATATCATCTCTGCCTTCTTGACGTTGAGCGGCTATGGAGCCAGTAATGCCTCCACCTATAGCACCAGTAAGGTAACCTATGCCAGCACCTACTGGTCCACCAACTAGAGCACCAGCGGTAGCACCAGCGTATTTGCCACCCTCGCCTAATACAATCTCAGCAAGAAGGCCCGTGCCTATTTGACCAAGGCTGGGGTCAACATCTATAGTGTCAAAAATGTCTTTTTGGGCAGTTAAGTCATCAAAGACATCGCCCTTCTTTGCGTCAAGCGTGTCAAATATGTCAGCCATTATAAAACAAATCCTCTTTCTCTAGCTATACGTCTAGCTTCTTCTTTATCTCCGCCAGCTTCATTCAGTATAGACTGAGCCGTTTCTTTGTCTAATTTTTTATCTCCCTCAGCGTTTCCATCAGCTGGTGTTGTGCCCATCGCTTCCTTTTGAAGTTTGGCAATCTTATTCGATACATCTATCTCGTTCTGCTTGGGTTCCTTTAGACCTATATAAATATTTGTTGCATTCGCAACAGCGATGTCGTGTTGCTCTTGTGTTAAACGACCTGACGTTAAATCATCTTGCAAGCTATCTAGGGTTGCTTGAAGGCCAGTCTTGTTTGGTTTGTCCTTGGCAATTCGCTGGAAGTAACCGGGCGAAAGTTCCATAGCTCTTTCTCCACCGACATCAATTAAGCGTGGTTCAAAGCCCATCTTTGTGTTTGTTTGTCTAAGTGTAGCTTCATCTAAAGCTCTTTGAGTTTCTAGTTTTGCTAGGCGTTCTGGCTCCTCGGCCTGTTTTAATCTAGCTAAAGCATTGACCTGAGATGCGGATGGATTTCTTACTCCTCGCTCTGCCAGTTCACCCTCTGCTCTGCGCCTTGCGTCGTCAAAGGACAGACTCCCTGCTTGTCCACCAGTAGTTCTACTTTGTGCTACACGAGTATCTCTATCGGCTTGGCTTTCGCCCGGTCGTCTGTCCATTTCTCTAACCCTGGCATCCCGTGCTTCGCTGTCACCCTCGAAACTTCCCGTTCCTCCGATTCTTTGTTGTCTAGATAAGCTGTCTTGTTCAAAGGATGATAGGGCATCAACAGGGGGTTGTGTTACTTCACCTTGTGCTTGTAACCGTAAGGCTTCTTGTGTAGGTCTAAAGCGCAGACGACCTTGCTCATCAACGAACTGCTCCGTGCGTTGTTCTGGAGCATCCTCATAACGCATAAACTGAGATAAGGTTTGAGGTGGAGGTGTGGCTGTTACTTGTCCTTCCTCTTGACTCTGGGCGTTTGTTCCAGCTAAAGCATTGGCAATGGCTTGTTGGTTCATAGTCATACCTGCTGATTGTGTTGATTGTTCCTGTGCGCCTACTAAAGGGGTTTCGACGGGTGGGGCGACACCTTGGGTTGCCTCAAGGTTTGAAGCAGCTTGTGCAGCTTGCTGTTTGTCTAAAATGCTTTGCACTTGCTCAGGAGTACGAACTGGAGATGTAGGAGTCTCTGGAAGAGGACGCTCTTGTCCACCTGTCCCTAGCATAAACTTCATAGCTTGCGCTTTAGCCTCTGGACTTGATTCTGAGTAAGGGACTTGAGAACCCAAAGTTCCAAAGCGTTTATTGTAAATTGAATACGTCGGTGTTCCGTCAAGTGCTTGAGATTGAAACGCTTCTTGACCAAAACCTTTATTAATCAAATCAGCTAAAACAGACTCATTGTAAGTTTGGCTTATGGATTCTCCAACTGTAGTGGGCGGACCCACTTGTTCAACTGGCTCTATGTTTGTTGGGTCAAACGCACCAGGGTTTCTAATGTTTTTAATACCAGGAACTAGTGAAACTATATTAGAATCCAAGGCAGGTAGTGTTTCAGAATCCATCCTTGCGTTCTGTGCCGCAAGTTCTGCTTTCTTTCTCTCCTCTTCTTCGGCGTCATAATCTTTTCCGAAAGGGTTTTGGTTTAATGTATCTCCTATTGCCATAGCTGTATTATATCATAAAGGGTTAGTAAGTGTGCAAAGTTAATGTTGGAGTGCTAGGTTCAGCAGGAAAGTTCGGTGCTGGACAAGGTGGAAGTGGGTCGTTGGCATTGGCTACATAATTAACCCCACCACGAGATTTAGTTACTACTTTAATAAAAGGAATGCCTGATATTGTTACGGCACTAGCAGTTTGATTAAATTCACTTGCAGATTTGCCAATTGGAAACTGTTCGCCTGGAGGACCAAACATCTCTGTTACGCAAGTATAAGCCTGATTGCTATCGCTTCGATCAATGTATAATGACGATAAATACTGAACGTCTATTAAACTTGCCTGTGCACCGCCAGATAATGCTTGATAAGTTTCAGCAGAAAAAGTCATTTTGATTCCGTGTTTGTAATACTTTACACCATCTTTAAAAAAAATTTTTGGCAACGAATTTGTTACAATAAATTCTCCAGGATATCCTGGACGACTATCACCATCGGAAGCAGAACCAACATTAAGACTTTCGTTACATATTAAATCTTTAGGCTCATTGTCGGGATTAAAAGTTGCACCTCCAAAAGTTGCGCTATCAAAATTCCAGTATGCTGCCATTGTTTCAGCTAAACTTGGAGGATTCAAAAGCTCCTGATTAAGGAGTTGAATAGCAGGAATTTTTTGTAGACAACTACTAAAACCATTGCCCTTTCCTAATGCTGTAAATGGAGTAGCCATTTGAATTAATTTGTTATTTCGGAACCTATTGATCCGTTTATAGTAGCATTAAACGGTTTTCCATCTACACATATAATTGCATCAAATGAATTAACCGTTTGCTCTTCGTCTGTTAAAAGCTGGTCAATTCCGTCATTTGATATAGTTTCATCCGTCCCTTCCTTGTTAAAGGTAGTGTCATATTCACCTGTCTCTACGTCGTAGACGTTGCCCTCTTGGGACTGCCTTCCCAGCATTGCAAGGAGTTCTCCTTCATCGGCAGCCTTAACTTCTCTTCTTTCTTTAGTGCCGCTTGCTTGATCAAGTGCTTCCTTCCTTAAGTCCTTAACTCGTTTTTCTTCGGCACGACGTTCTCTTGTAGCCCGTTGTCTATCAAGTGACGTACGCTCTTCTCCTGAGCGTTCTTTATCTTTGTCACGAATTACCTTTGGCTTGTTCTCGTATGCCATTAATTGTATGGCCCTCCAACGGAACTGACTTGTGCGGGTATAGTGTCCGTAACAATAATGGTTTTCTTGTAGTAAGTTGTTCCGTCCACGTCATCAAAGGCAGATGTTATTTTTACGTCCAGAACCCACTTTGACCCCACTGGGTCAGAAGGACCAGGATTTATGGTTGCACTATAAGCAATACTATTAAAGTCAGACAATTTTTGACTTCCTTGAAAATTAAAAAATGCACTTGAACCAAATGTAGCGTTTACAAAACTAGAAAAAGTAGAGCCTGATGTTCTATATCCTCTAAGTGCTTTAGAAGTGTTAAACTGCAAACCGCTGTTTAAGCCTGCAGCATCTATTACTACTGAACCCCAATCGTTTGGACCCCATAACCCACTTGCGGAATCATACTTGTAGTCACTGGATGAAATGGTGCTAGTTGTTGTAAAAAATACATAAACCGTGGATTTAACTTTTGATTGAGCGGGAGCCTTAGTAAGTTCAATGGCAACATTAGCAATTCGTCCATTGTTTTCATTGGTAGCTGTAAATAAACCAGGATAGGAAAAGTTAGAAAATGTATCAAAGCTGTGAACAGGTGTAGTGCCAGCAGTTCCTAATGGATTGCCGTTTTTGTCCTGCATTGTTGTAACAGTAATAGTCTTTAGACCTTGAAAGTTATTAGTGCTACGTGATGTTACAGGACCAACCGTAGTCCCCTCTGTTACAAGGAATACTGTTGTTACTTGCTTTACACCTTCTGATAGGTTTTTAGTAGAAACACTTAGTGTTCCTGCCTGTATGTAAGTTCGTTCAAACTCTCTGTAACTATCAGTGTCGTCAACCTTATAGGAAGCCAAGAAGCAACGAACGGCTGTTTCTGCATCAATCTGGTGGTCAATGTAATCAACCCCAACGTCTTTGTCGTCATCGGGAATATCCGTTCCAGCCTGAGCAATGCTAGTTCTTGTTACCCTTCTAAGGCCGTTTAACTCCAAGTCAATGGTGTCGTCCTTTACCTGGACAAAGGTAGCTCCAAGGGTTTGATACACTAGTGTAACAATGTATTGATCTCTCTGAGTGCTGGACTCTACAGATACAAGGCGCATATCTGTATAAGCTTCTCCTGTCCGTGGAGCCAAACCATCGATAGACATCTCTGCGGATTCCAACGATCCGAAGTCAGGGAAGATGCGAGCCTTGTTAGAACTATACCAGTCCTCACGACTGTTCATAGTAGTGCAGTTAACGGTCAGTTGATACCTGCCATTTTGTAACTGCTCAACCGCTGGAGTTCCAACGAGCTTCAGTCTGTTAGTTCTGTGAGAAATTGACATTATTGAGCCAGTAAACCTTGATTCTTAAGTGCTTTTACGATGTCGTTTATTCTGTAAGCTGTGCTGCCTACGTTTCCTGTAAATGTAGACTGATCATTTACGCCTGTACCGCCGACTGCCGTAAACCCCGTTCCTTCACCAGTTCCACTTTGTTGAACTATCCTGGATTCGTTAAATATAATTGTTCCGTTAGTAGTAACGGCAAGACCATTAGTGCCAACATCGGTAAAGGTATTAGTTGTCTTACGCAGGTCTACCATCAAGGTAGGTGCTACGGCAGTTAAAGCCGCATCCGCTGAAAAAAAGATTTGAGACGCTTGAGAAGCAGTAAGAACGCTTTTGTGAAGAGCAATATAATTACCAAGGGCAATGCCATCTCCAGCATTAGAACCACCATCGGAGCCAATCTGAAACTGACCGCTGTTAGCTAGTGTGCTTGCGGTTCCTGATACGCCAACACCTGTTTGAGCAACATTATCAACGTAAGCTATTGCATTACCACTTCGGTCAACGGTAACTACATATACGTGCCACTTACTATCATTAAGACCAGTTGCTAGAGTAAAGTCAGCAGAACCACCTGAGTCCTGCATTGTTAGTATAAGACTACCAGATACAAACTTTAACCTATATCCTGTTCCTGAAAGTTTAGTAAGAACGGGTTCTGTTCCGCTACTGTCTAACCTTGCCCAGAAAGATAAACTAAAATCTCCTGCATCAACATCCAAGGCGGCATTGTCTGCTAGGCTAAGATACGCAGATGTATTGGTAAATGTAATGCTACGTGGAACAAAGTTACTTATTGCGCCTGCATCTGTAATACCTAATGTAGATTTAACAGCAGCAGCATCTGCATCATCTAAGAATGTTTTAGCAAAAGTGCTAATCGTAGTGCTAGCAGGTAAAGACAAGGTTTTAATATCTGCATCTACCTCTGAATCCATTAATGCTCCAGCGGCTGTAACATTTGTTGTATCAGTTACATCTGCCGATGCTTCAATGGCATCTAGTTTGGTCTTATCGCCATTAACAAATGCACCCTCAGAAGGTTTAAGTTGAACCGTTGAAGCATCAGATATAGTGCTTAATGGTTGAGTTCCCGTATGGTTGGCCCTTTGTATAGCTTGAGCATAAACAGAACTTTGTTGCGTATTAGCACCAGTTGGCTGGCTGTTTACTAAAAGGTTAGAAAGTTCTACTGTGGCTGTTCCAGAAGGTATAATAAACTGAACCTTTTCCCTATTTGGAAGAATAACCTCATATACACTTTCAATATCAGAAACCCCGTTTCTAAACAAAGTAACGCTTCCATCTCCGCTAGAATCACTCGTTGCTGTTACGATACCAGGCAATACAACATAATCACCAGACCCGTCAGCACCTGCGGTTAACAGCCTAAAGCTTAACGTCTGGTTAGCGTAGTTAGCAAATCCAGCTGTTTTTAAATTAAAGTTTACAGTTGTACTAGACATTAGCAGTCCCAGGCCCTCCTTGACCAATAGTTTGCGGACATCTTGCCCTTGCCTCCCTTGATACCAGCACTACGGGCGCAGTAGCTTCTCTTACGGGCTGGTTGATTCTTCTTAATGCTCATATTAGCATCACCAAATCGTATTAACTTTTCTTCACCACCTTGGCAAGCTTTCACAACAAACTTCTTCCCGCCCTGAACTTCACGGCGTGGCACGTTGCACTTCATCTTTGATTTGTCTGCCATTGTTATTTAGTTCTTACTTTTGCTTTAGGTGTGTTTGATACTACAGTTTGTCCCCTTGCTCCTGCTGCTTTCTTTTTTCTAGCAGTGCTTGCTCTCTCAGCTTTCGTAAGGCTAAGAGCCTTTCTTTTAGGCAGGCAACGGTCAGGGTTTTTCTTATCCTTCGACGTTCCGCAAGGTCCTTTGATTGATCCATCAGTTCCAATCCTTACCCAGTTTTGTTTTCTCCATTGTGCTAGCTGTGACATTATGTTCTTTTACGTTTGGCACTTTTAGACTTCTTGGCGTAGTTAGGGTCCTTGCAATACTTGGATGCAGCCATATTAGCATAGGC